CCACAGCGGGTCCGCTGCGTTGGCATAGAAAATCTTGAAGCACTGGCTCGGGAGGAGAGCAGGCGCGGCGCCATTGAACACGTTGGCCACGTCGGCAAACGTGAGCGTGCAACTGGCGTTGCTGGCAGGGCTGCTGCAAATGGTTACGTCAGCGCCGTATGCCTTCGACAGCGCAGGCGTGGCGGCAACCGTCGTTTCCTGCATGGTGACGGCAAACGATGACGCAGCAGTGGGGCACGTCAGCAGGATGCGACTGCTTGTCGGATCAAGGTTTCCTGCTGCCGCAAACGTCTGCGTCTGCTGCGTGTTGCCATAGGCAAACAGGCCCGTGCCGTATGATGCCGCTGCGACTGCTCCAGAACACGCGCCAGACGGGGTGCAGACGCTGGAAAGCGTGACGGTGTTTTGTGCTGCCGTGGCTGCCCCCGTCATGCCCAGGAGGAGCCCGTAGTTGTTGAACCCGCCCACGGTGATGGCACCAATCTTCGGGCCAACGATGCTGGTTCCGAAATTGGACGGATCATTTGATGCCAACCCACCACCAATGGTGAGGACGTTCCCGCCGGCAAGCGTCAACTTCAGATTTCCCACCAACTCAGTGACGCCTGTCCCGTTGGGGGCGACGGTGAAGTTCTCATTGGCCCCCGTGCTCACTTCCGTCGTCACGCCGCTGTACACCGTCTGGCCGGTCATCGTGCAGCCAGTGAGCGCGCAGTAGAGCGCCGACACGCCGACGGCAGGCCCCGGCAGCGCGCCGCCCGCGAAGGCGCCAGCAGTCCCGACGACGCCCAACAGCGCGAACACAACGAGGAGGCGCTTGGAGAGTGAGTTCATCGCTGACCCGCCTGACCCGCCCAAGCGCATCCACCATCAGACGCAATGGCGCAGAACAGAACCGAACTCAGGTTGTCCACCGGGCCTTCAACAAACGCGTTCCCGTTGTTGTGCCCGACTGCCCTGGCTCCACCAGCGCCAGCCGTGGTGATCTGAGCCTGAGGAGTTCCACGGTGGAACCAGTACGTGGTCTCCGTGCAGCCAGATGATGGAACCATGGCCACCTCATCGAAGGTGGTCATCCCGGCATCAGGGTTGGTGATGCCCGTGACCAGTTGAGAGATGCCAGCGTCGGGGTTGTAAACCTTGATGGGCCTGCACGTGATGGCCACGTCCATCACCCGTTTCAGTGCGGCCACGCGAACCGTCTGGCGGTTGTCCCTGACCTGGGCGTTTGCTTCCTCATTCTGTGAGGAGATCACGCTGAGAATCAGGGCGGCACACAGGCCGAGGAGGATCAAGCCAATCTGTCGCACGGGTCACCTCACAAGGTTTGGTGCCCGTGAAGGTAGCCCAGAACTCACCGCTTGGCGTGCAACTGACCCATCAGCACAGATGCCGGTCCACTTGAGAGGCTTTCCACCGTGTGCAGGACACCACCCACAAGCGCCGCAAGTGACCCAGGATCGACGTTCTGGGTGATGCTGATGACCCGCATGGGTTGCCCTCCGTTCAGGAACGGGATGGCTGCGTAGCCCTCCACGGTGGCGTCCACCTTGCCGTCATGGTTCCGGTCACCCATGGTCACCCGCACCTGAGCCTTGTCGCCAGCCTGAAATGAAGGTGAACCACCAATCACAACGTCAGCCATGGTCTTTCTCCTGTTTGTGTTGCGTTAACGGTCGCAATCCAATTTTCATTCCACGGAGACAAGGCGTCCATTCAGAACGCCGTTTGCTATGTCCAGCGTGCCGGTTCCGCTGATGCGCGCATAGAGGTCCACGGTATCACCGCGTGTCATCCACACCAACCCAGACGCCACGTTCGTGTTCCCATCCTTTGACCCTCCGCCCCAGCCATACCCGCCAATCCCGAGGCTTCCGACAATCCACTGAGAGCCGTTCTTGTAGAGAGCGCACTGGACCATGGCCAACGTAGTGGACGCAGTTCCATCAAGCTGCCCGGTGAACTCGTACCATCCATCCTCTGGAGCGGTGAACGTGCTGGATGCGAAGTTGCTGCCGTAGTCATAGACCTCCGTGCCCAGGGTGACCTTCGTGCTGGTTTTATCGGAGAGGCCGGTCTGCGCAGAGGCAGCCGTGGCGATGAATGATGCCTTCATGGGCGTGGCCATCACGCGGTCAAAGATGATTGGGTCGCCTGTGTCACCAGAAGGACGCGTGATATGCATCCGGTAGAAGCGCGCACTCGCGTGCGGCGCGGCCACGGCGCGGTACGTCTTCCACGCGGCCTTGGTCGGAGGGGTGGCCACCAGTGCCGCCGTGGTGGACAGCGTGGCACCTGCACTGTCCAGCCACTCTACCGACAGGCGCTCGCGTTCGTTGGTGACCGCGCCGGTCCCATCCACCCAGCACCGCGCCTCCACCTGAACTCCAGGGAGTGCGCCGTTCATTGGGCACGGAAGGCTCTTGAGCGTGTTGCTCCCGCTGGCTGGACTTGGGAGTCGGACAGCAGCTGTCCCGCTCTCGACAATGGTGCGCTCAAGGCTCATGTCCGATTTGCCCCACACGCCTGCATGAACGTCCCACGCGTCTGGAGGGTACGGGTCACCGAACGTGTGGCCACTGAAGTCACCGTTGCGGAGAATTTGCTTGAGGTTGCTGTGCCCGTAAGGACCGGCCACCACTGCGTGGTAGATGGCACCTGCCCGCATGCGCATTGGAAGTTCAGCCGCAGCAGACCTCACGTCCACCGCAGGAGCGTTTCCGTTCCCCGGTGCTGCCACTTTTCCGAGGTGGCGGTCGGTTCCACCAGACGGGAATCCTCGAAGGTCGAGCGAGGTTCCGCCAGGATACTCAGTGGACCACGACGACACAGCGAGGTCCAAGTCTGTCGTCCCGTTGCCAGTGGTCTCGTTGTCGGCGCGCAACCTCACGCTGTCATAGCACTCCAGTTCCGGCATGCCTTCGAACTGCCCACCGACCTCTGCCTTTGGGCAGCACAGGTCACGCAGGATGCTGACACCCAAGCGCTGCGCTTCAACAATGGTGTTGATGTTCTGCGTGGCTGGTTCCACCGTTTCACACGGGATCAGTCCGTAGGAGTCTTCCGAGTAGTGGCCAGCCTCAGACACGTCGAGGTCGTTGGTGGTCACCGTGTAGCGGCACGGGAGGAATCCTTCAGACTTGAGGCGGCGAAGCACAGCGTCATTGGTCTGTGCGTTCCACACGGAGATACTTCCGACGGCTGCCGTAGTTGTCCCGGTTGGAATCGTTGGCACCGTCGGAGTGCTGGTTTCCGACGACTGGAAGACCACGCTCACCGACGTCCTGATGTTGTCGATCCCGACCTCGGCCCGGTCCAGTTTCTTCATCTCATGTGACGTCAACACAACGTCAATCCACTTGCGCACGCGTGGCGGTTCGAACAGCGTCAGGTACCACCCGCCATTTGCATCACCCTCCAGCGCAGGGTTGAACCAGTACCTGCACAGTAGTCCATCCTGTTCTGCAAGCGTCTTGATGGCACTCAACACCGGCTCGCGGTTCTGCTGCCACGCGTTCAGATCCCATCCTGGGTCCGTCGCTGGCCACGCCATGCCGTTGGTCCAACCCAACTTCAGCGTCGGAGGAGCACCGGCCTTCTGGAACGTGAATGCACCAGCGTTGAAGAATCCCAGCCCCCACTTCGGAACCTTCGCAGTGTCTGCTGCGTCCGTGAGGATGTCTTCAATGCACGTCTGAACCGGAGCGGACGCGGTGTCTGACCCATATTCTTCATCGGTCATGATGAAGGCACGACGCAAAAGCACACCTTCATCGAGGCAGTTGATGACCGCCGCTTCCTCATCTCCCCAGGACACATGGTCGATTAGCCCGCGAAACACGTTCTTGAAATCCGTGGACGTTGGGTCAACGCCAAGCGGAAGACGGCAAGTGTCCACGGTGACAAGAGCGTTGATGACAAGAAGCTCCGACGAGAGACCACCGAACTCTTCAGGTCCGTAATACGCAGTGGAGTCAATCCCTGGCGCTGTTGCTGACGGGCGTGGGTATCGGTTCGCGGCGTTGTCAGAGAAGCGCGCTAGGCTGTAGGCGCCGATGTTGCGGAAGAGCTTGACGGTGGCCTTGAGAATGTCAGCGTCAGCGTCGTCGCCCAGCGCCACGCTCTTAAGCCAGTTGCCGCCAGGAAGGTCCGTCGAAACGTCGAGCATGGCGGATGCGTTGTCGCTGATCCTCACACGCGCAGGCTTGTACGTGTCGAACCCAAGCAGCTTCATCCGTCGGAGCTGGTCCTCAACGTTATCTGGCGCCATGGCTCCGAAGTGAGCGGTCACACTCGACACATCCACGGCACAGTTGCTGGCCAGGGCTCCGCTGGCTGCAAGCACCCAGCGTTGAGCGTCGTCCGTCTCGTCGTGGTCGCCGGTATAGGACAGCGTTTCCGCAAGGGCACCCCAGAGGTAGACCAGCAGCACGCCCGCTGCGTCCCGTGTGAACGCAAGGTGGACCCACTTGCCCTGCGGAAGGACGATGTTGCTGTTGACCGTCGTCTCCGTTGCCGTGCTCGTCGTCCATGTGAAGGTGAGCTTGCGGGTGCTGTTGATGATCACGCGGATCATGGCGTGCGAGTCATCGGTCTTCGCGTAGGTGATGAGCCTACCGGTCACACCGAACGAGAGCGGGATACGGA